TGTCTGTTCCGCTCCATTTTCTTATGAGTGACATTCCACTGCCATCGAGTTCTATTCGTGACTTGGTGTTTGCGTCCGCTCCAATCCTTGCCGTGTCACCGTACTGTGCAACTGAAACTCCGCCCTTGAATATCTCTGCACCATCTGGGCTCATCAGATAATAATTATCATTGTCATTCTTTGGGTGTACTTTTACACCATCACTGCCATAAGCGGTCACGTAATTGTCCGCCTCTATTGCAACCTTGCTGGCTTCAATCTGAACCGCCTCTGCGCTCTGGTTGATTCGGCTTATTACCTCGTCATTACCGACCTTCTTGCCGACCTCTGTTCTGATTCCGTCTTGGTCTACCACCAGCTCACTGAATTTGTTCTGTACGGCGTTCTCATCAAATACCGTTGTCTCTGCTGTTAGTTTCATAGAACCCTCCTTCTTTTTGGTTCATTAAACCAGCGTTTCGTTAGGCGGTTATATAAGTCATGCTAATATTGACACTTGCACCCGATGACATTGATGTGATTGCTCTGACATTCCCGCCCGAAGTGATGTCATAGTTAAAGTTATTGAAAGATGACCATACCTGTGCTATAGGTCTGAATCCACTCGGCAAAGTTGCGATAATGGAATAATTGCTTACAGCAGATGTGAATTGCATTCCCATTGTTAGCGTTACAACTTTCCCTACTTTGGCCAATTTGCACTGCCCCGTCAGAAGTGTATGTGATGAAGTTATTGTTCCTTCTGTTACCGCTGTCAGTGCATCTATCTCTGCTCTTGTAGGCATCTTTACCCATGATGACCACGTGCCACCGCTCATCGTTCTTACATAATACTCGTCTGTATTGTGAGCAGTATAAATCTGTTTCCTGTATGTCGCCCCCTGCGAGCCGTGTGGCAATACAATTAGATACCCACTCGCAGACGCACCACTCGGAGTGTTAGTCCATGTGCCGTAATAGCAACCAACCGCTGAAATACCGTCCGCACTCGTATTGTTTGAAACGGTCTTTGCAATTGTTGATGTGATTGTATTAGCAACACCACTCACCGCCTGCTTATAACTCACATTATCGCTACCGACCACTCTGATAAAGTCGCTGGTTGTCAGACTTGACTTCTGACCTAAGTCTTTCTCGTAAGTATCCGCCATTAGTATTCACTCCTTCCTACAAGTTTGTTCCCTGTATTTGTGACCAAATTATTACCTGCATTATTCAGCAAGTACGCATACTGCAGTCTTGTATAAACGCAAACCACCGTCCTGCCGTATGTCTGTGATGACTGCGCCACCGTGATTGACTTGCCGTTCCTGTTCATCGGCTCGTCTCCCTCTGGCGTGCGATAAAACCATTCGAAATCACCGTCCGCCTTGCTTGCGGTCACGTCCTGTCCGCCCTGAATGAGGACAGCGGTAAAAATCAGATTGTTTCCGCTCGGCTTCATGTTGACATACAATCCCTCAATTTTATTCAGCTGTTCTTCGGTCTCGGTCTTTGTGTATACGTTGCCAGACGTGATGTTGACCGCGCCCTTTATCGTCAGATGCGTTCCGTCCCACTCGATGCCGTTTGTGCTGTTCGCCAGCGTGGTGCCATTCGTTGTGTATCGGAACTTGCCTTGATTCAGATTAATCCAGCCGTTTGTTCCGACAAGATTCTCTGTGGTTATCTCCTGCACGGTGATGTCGTGAGCTACGATTTTATCCGCCGTGATTGTTCTCGGCTCCACGATGTTTCCGTCAAGCTTCTCATAACTCGGCGTTCCTGTGCTCGGATTTACATGCACCATGTATTTCTGACCGTCTACCGTGACAATCAGCCTTTCCACATCTATCGTGCCAGCCGTTATGTTCGCCGCATTGACTTGCACTGCGTCCAGCGTGAAAACCGTTCCGCTGTGTGCCAGCAGTCCAGTCTGAACCATTATCTTCTCGACCCATGCGTTCTGCGCTGACAGCTCTGTCACGTTGGCGGCGTTTATCTGGGCGTAGTCTGCATTCAGATTGTGGATTGAAGCCTCTCCTGCGTTCAAGTTGTTCACTCTTGCGTGGTCTGCTGTCAGTTCTTCTGCGGTAACTTCATCCGCTATGAGCTGGTTGGTATATGTCACTCCAGCGTGAATCTCGTCTGCCGTGAGGTCGTGGATCTTCGCCGTGTCAGCCTCAAGCGTGCCGACATGCGCGTTCGTTGCTTCCAGATCCACGAAGCTCGCTTTGGTTGCCACAATTTCTTCTGTGGTCGCGATGCGCTCCATTGCCGTGTTCGCGAGTGCGTTATCGGTCGGCGGTGCCGATGCGTTACCGACCAGCCATGCCCTGCCGCCTCCGACTCGGACCTGAACTACATCGCCCTTCTTTGCATTCACAGTAAGTGAGGCAGGTGTCTCATCTACTCCGCCTGGTATGTGGACATAAGCGGTATTGCCCTCGACACGAGTCACAGTAGCCTGCGTGTCATATGACTTCGACTTCTTGTTCTGCCGTTTGTCCACAGCGTTTATTATGGTATCGACAAGCTTATCTGTCGGTTGCATACCTCACTACCTCCTCACTTGTTGCCGCTGCAAAGTCTAAATCTATCTTCTGCTGTCTGATCATGTAGTTGCCGTTCAGCTGCTCGTAGTGGAAGTTGACTATATCGCCTACGTATATATCAGGAGTGAATCTGCGCTTATATGAGGCGGTCTCTTCCATCATCTGCGCTTCTGCCAGCTTGCGGACCGCATAATCCTGAAGGGACTCATTGTCAGGAACGTTCGCGTTGAGTTCCTCGACCATCACCCTTCTTCCGCGTCCTTTGATGGACAGTGCGCTTCCGTCATTGTCTTCAGCTGTGTACGTCTCGTCATCCGATACCGCCCTGTATACGTTCGGGCACTCGAACCAGTCTCTTGAGACTGTCAGCTGTGGCTCTACTATGTCGTTCTCGTTAAGGTCAAATCTCGCTTTAGGCTCTGTAGTCTTGCTGGTGACAAGTATGCTGCCGTCACCCTTTATCACGAGCCTCCAGTTGATGACCTCAAGTATTTTCTCCACCATAGACAAATTGGACTCTCCGTCCTCTGCCACGATAGATGTGGCAAGCTTCGGAGAGCCTTTTGCTACAGTTACAGGCGCCGGAGTAGCCTCAAGGAGTTCCCTGATAAGCTCTCCGCCGTCTGCCATCATAGGAGCATACCAGCCCCGCTCCAGCAGAATGTCTTCCGCCGGCTTCAGGACCGAGTATGCTTCTATTTTCTTTTCTTCGTTGAATCCGTCTATGTCTCTTGACGGTGATGTGGCAAGACCTGTGAACAGAGCCACACGTTCTCTGTCCCTGTCCTGCTCCGCGTCCAGATAGACCCTTATCCATTGCTCTTTCGACTGGTCGAAGTCTGTGACATCGAACTCCGCTGACTCGCGCAGGTCTGCGCTTGACTTCGTGATGCTCCCCGAAAGAAGCTCTACACGTTCAAGATCGCGCCATGTGCCCGCGTCAACGTAGCAGGCGTAGTATGAAGCCTTGTATCCGCTATTCCACTTCATTTGCCGCCTCCCAGTCTGCTAAGGTCATTCCGTCCATGTCAGGATTGTCTACCACATCAAAGTCGAGTGAGAACTCTGCTATTTTTCCTGCCGTGTCATGCGACATGCTCTCCTTGACGTTCACGTTTGCAACAAAGTTGGAACCGTCAAGCGTTCTGACATGGCAGAGCCCAGGATAATCAGCGAGCCGTCTCAATGCCGCTTTCACGTCCTCGTCCTCGTCCACCACGACTACCGCATCTGTGGAGCCAGAACGGTCTACTCCTGCCGACCAGTCTCCTGTGATGCTTCCGCCGAGATACTTCGTCTTCTTGAACGACTTGTCCCATTCGTTGTCCGATGTAAGGTTGTGTGACAGCGCGACCTCGCGTTCTCCGAAGCTGATTATCGAACTGTCGAGATATAGCGGAGTCTCTATATCGAGTACTGCAGGATAGAGGTCTGACGTTATGAAGTCGCCGTTCGCCGTCATGTACACGAGTCTGTATCCGCCGTAGTCTCCTATCGTTGGATATGGATCCACATAGGTCGTTCCCCATGCAGCGCCCTTGTAAATCAGCTTCGGCCTGTCAGCAGACAGACGGTAGATGTCTATTGTATCGCCGTTGTGGTATCCTGACTGAGGCCTTGTAGGCGTTATCTTCGCTACAAACTCCTCTTCGTCTATCACAGCTGTCCCTAATGGCATTATCGCCTGATTTGTCCAGTTGACTGTGAAGTTCTGCTTTGCTGTCGCGGTCTGTCCGTAGGTATCTTCGACTGTTGCGACTATTCTGTATGGCGCTGTATCGTCAAGCCTTCCAATAAGGTCGCTGTTGTTTATCGTTATTGTAGGCGAGCCTTTGTATCGTCTCAGGAAGATGGTCTCGCCTTCATAGCCGTTATGAACGCTCTCATCAGGCATCTCAAGGTCGTAACCCTGCGCCCTCTCTATCACCAGCGTGGTAGTCCCCGCTGTTCCTGCGCCCTGTACCTGTATGGTCATAGGCATCGCCTTGAGTTCATTCCCTGTGAAGCCTGTGCTCTTTGTTATCGTACAGGTGAGCGGGTTCGCTATGGTTATCACATTGACAGGTGAGTATTCGCTTTCTCTGTTGCTGTCAGATACCACTCTCATTGAGAGCTTGTGCTGTGTGTTCGCCGCCCATCCGAGCTTGCCAGCATTGAAACTCATGTGCTGTGCGGTCTTTACACTTCCTATCTGCCGATAAGCAGTGCCTACTACCTCAAAGATCTCCGCAAGAGCCTGCAGAGTACCGTCATTGGTTCCATAGGACCATGAGACGGTGAAGTCTCCACCCGGTTTGATTATCTTCTTGTCCAGCCTGATGAATGGAGTCTGCGGTGCTGCTGACAGGTCTACCGTCATGGTGTTGCAGTAAGGACCGTAGGTCGCCTCCTCACCTTCGTGCCTGATCAGGCGGACTCTCACATACCATTTTTCACCCAGAGTACATCCGCTTATTCTCCACTGCGAGGCATTAAGGTTCGATACCTCGTAAGTGTCAGGCTCGTCAGTGCTTTCCCATGCGTCTTCGTGGTCAGCCCATGAGATCTCCGCCGCATCGGCTTCTTCCCACGGCCAGCCCCACTTGACAAGGATAGTGCCGTCTTCTGATACCTGATATGCGCTTGTTCCTGTAGGCGCTACTGGTACCGCTCCGCCGGCATACACCTCATCCGACTCCATCTTGACTTCCGCTATGGAGTAGATGCTGTATGAGCCTTTGGATGTCGCTACCGGCGTGGAACCAACTATCGCCTTTGTTATGAAGCCAACAGGCGTCTTGTTTGTCCAGTTCGGGCACTGTACCGTTACTGAACTCTCACCATGCGGGATATAACCCACCATGAACGGCTTCTGCGCAGGGCTCGTAGTAAGCGAACAGTAGACCGCCAGATATGAATCCTCGACATCTGACGCGTTCGTTGCTGTGACAGTCGCTTTGTAGTTCGACTGGTTGACAGATACCGACATATTTGTTGGCGGTTTCAGTTTTGCCTTCGCCACGCATTTTATGTCGCTGTAGTTTACCTGTCCGCCCCACTCTGACTTGACTCTCGTAAAGAGCACTTTGTCCAGACCGAGTGTATACGGAAGCGTCATGGCAAGCTTCTGCGAGCCTGATGTATCCGCCGTCTCCGTGAAGTCTGTAAAGTCCTCGTCTACCGGCACCGAGACATTAGGCCCAGGCACCGTGATGAGATACTGATGTGTGGTCTTCTCTACTGGATGCGCCGCATCGTCAGGCGTGTCATAGGTTGACGTGACCGTTATGGTGTTCGCGCCTGCGTCCACCGTTGTCTTCGACTCTACGTTCTGCGGCTTCTCAGGCTTCGCTATTACCCGCTTGTCACTCACCCACGCGGAGTCTCCGCCGAACCCTCTTGCCACTACTCGGAAGCATCTTGTTATCGACTGTGTGATATCTTCTTCCGTATATGGCTCCGAGCCTGATGTCCCACTGCCAGAAAGAGTGGCGGATGACCACTCTGACAGCGCATCTATGTTCGCAGGGCAGTTCGTCTTTACCACCGTCTGATACTTTACGTCAGTAAGCGGTCTGTTGTCTTCCGCTTCAGCACTGTATGTGAATGTGGTCCTGTTGGTGGCAGGCTCCTCATGTGAAAGTGTCGGAGCTTTCGGCGGATATATGTTGTAATACTTTATCGCAGGAGCCGACCACTGCTTGTTCAGTGCAAGGCCCTCAAGACCAAACTGGAACGAGACTGCTTTCGGCTTCCCTTCCGTAGGATAGACAGCGCTCCGGTTTATAGTAACCGTGGTCTGTGTCACATTGCCAGCAAGATAGCCCTTGCCGCTGAGGATGTAATTGGGCTCCATCGACCCCGCTTTGACGCCGCCTGCTACGAGCGCCCAGTTGTATCTCTGCGGATTAATTGCGTCATAGTTCTCGCCCTTCGTCCAGCTGATGGTGAATACATTCCCTGAAAGTGTGATGTTTGAGATGGAAGGCGATTTGGTAACTGGTATGACCTTCGCGGTCACCTTTTTTGATTTCTTTTTCTTCGCCATTAGAACGCCCTCGCTTTCAGTTCAAGTCTTCTCGCAAACTTATCAGCCCACGCTTCAGGATCCTGTGCTCCGTCCACTGTCATGCTGATGTTGAATGTGTTGCCGGACTTCATTTTCTCCAGCTTGCTCCAGAATGGATCCAGAGGAACGATAGCCTCAGGGCCCTTCTCGCCGCCACCGAACAGTGTCGGACCGTCCATGATACCGCCCTTTGCGTACCAACTTACCGACAGACGCGGTATGGAGCCTTTGAGTAGGTCGCCGACCTTCCACCCCGAAGGCGATACACTGAAGTGCGGCGTTGGGATATGTGGCGTTGGTACTTTGAAGTCGAAGAATCCTTTGATCTTGTCGATTATGCCCTTAATAACATCTTTGGCAGCCTCGACAGGGTTCTTCATTACTTCCTTGACCTTATCGAATATGGCTTTAACCTTACCTGTAAGACCATTGAAACTTAACACCGACATAACATTCGATGCAAACTTCTTAATAGGCCCTATAGCACTCTTCACCACCGAATTAATGGCAGTAAATACGCCCTGTATTATCGCCGCAGCCGCTTTGATTGCATTGCCTACTGTCTTTACTACCGCACCTATTACCTTGAAGCCCACTTTAAGAGCTCCAGCAAGTAGTGACGCAAGCTTTGTGAGTATTGGCGTCAGGAACTGTATAACAGGCGTAAGTGCTGAACCTACCGCTGTAGCGACAGAACCGACTTCCTTGAACAACTGCTTGAAGAATGCTATTGCATCACTGATCACAGGCTTTAACGCCGTGCCTACTGAAGTCACGAGCGCTCCTATTGCTGTTCTGAACGACTCGCTCTTGGTATATACCATAACGAGTGCAGCCACCACCGCCCCTATAGCTGCAACTATACCGAGCATCGGAGCAGATATCGCTGCGACAACAGGCATAAGTGCTCCTACTGCGCTCGCTATAGAGCCGAGTATGACAAGCAGAGGACCGCCTACTGCAAGTAACCCTGTTATGCCGACTATTACCGCACCGATAACAGGGTTCCCCTGCATTACGTTGAGCACGCCCTGTATTGCCGGCAGTACATTCGCATTGATGAACTCCGCTATCTGTTGAAGTGTTGGGGCAAGCGCACCGCCGAGCGTTTCCCAAAGATCGCCATAAGCGTTCTTCATCTGCTGTATCTTACCTGCTGGTGTTTCAGCAAGCGTCTTGTTCATGTTACCTACATTCTGAGTAACTACTTCAGCAAGGACCGCAGCTCGCTCCTCTTCAGTACCTGTCTTCAGAATCTTCTCCTGAGTCTCGTCAAATGAGATACCTACTTTTGAGAGCGCTCCTGTCTGACCGTTCAGGGCTTTACCAAACAGGTTGGCTATTCCTGTCGCATCCTGTGCAGTTGCATTGACCCCCTTCTGCTGCGCGAGCAGATTTCCCATAGCAGGAAGAAGCGAATTGACGGTATCAGGCATCTTCGCGAATGTCGCGAGCTGCTGTGCGCCCGAAAGCGTTACCTCATCACCGATAACACCTTCCTGCTGCAATGCTGACGCAAGTTCCATCGTGGCTTTCGCCGCCTGTTTGGTGGCGCCCATTCTGGTCTTGTATATCTCAGTCAGCTTCGTTTCGGCCATGTTCTGCACCTGGTATGCGTCCATTGCCTTATTGATGCCGGCAATGATTGGAACCGATACCGCAGTTGCTATTGCGCCGGCTTTCATCATACCGCCACCAAGTGACTGCAGTTTTGAGCCCATACTCTGCGCAATAGCTTGTCCGCCGCTCGCACCCGCCGCCTTTGCCTCAGGAGCTATTGCCTTCTGTATACTACCGCCTATCCCTTCGGCAGACGGTACTATTTGTACATAATATTTACCAATGTCAGGCATTGTTCTTCCCTTTCAGAATACGGCTTCTTATTTCTTCATATTGTTTCGGCGTCATATCGTGGCTGTGGTCAGGCTCCTGCCTGACATAGAACTTCTTTGCTATACTCTTAGGCTTATTCCGCCCCTTAGAGGCGTCTTCCGTCTTCGCCCACAGGAGCATATTGCACACGTCCAACAGGCTCGCCACCAGAAGCGTCTCCGGCCCACATTTGACGCCGCCTATTTCCATCTTTATTCTTGAATCATCCCTTAAGCCAGCAGCGAGCGTGCTCAGTAATGGCACCGGCACGCTCTTATAATCGTATATGTGATATGTTTCAGCCATGTCACAAATGAAGGCGTCTTCATCGACTGCGATCATGCTGGCAAGGGTCATCAGTTTTTTCCCAGTGCTGTAAGTACCTCCGTCACCGCATCTGTGATACTGAACGTCTCCCCATCATCGTTGACAAGAGGCACGATGCCATCTTTTCTTATCTTGTCATAGAGTTTGTTCCTCTGCTCCTCGCCGAATATCTTGAGGACCACATCTGAGTAGATGGATCCATCTGTCTTACTCTTGGCAAGTAGGTCTATCAGCTCCATATCATTGGCAAGCTTCTCGTTGACCTTGCACTGAAAACCGTTTGATAACTTGATTGCTTTCATTCTTGATCACCTCAATTAAGCGTTCTTGATGTACTTGTACATCTTTGCGCCGGTTGCGTCTGGAAGACATGCGATAGTCATGTCATATCCTACTGCCTCGTCTCTCTTGTATACCTCGTCTCCGAGTTCTGAGATTTTACCACGTGGAATGACAACTCTGCTGTTTGCTCCGCTGTTCGTGATCATTTCGATTACCCAGCTTGCTTCTTCAGGTTCATCGTCATTCTCGGTTACTGCAAGGCCGGTAGCCAATGTGCCTGTTACATTATCGGCGCCATATACGGCTTTGATAGTGTCAGCGTTCAGCACTTCAATAGCCTTCATCGCTACTGTTACATCTTTGGATGTCTGAACGATCTGTACTGTTGCTCCGCCCCATTCCTTGATGTCCTGAGACTCAACAGAACGAGCGATCGTGATTCCGTCTTCCGAGATGTAGCCCATGTCCTTGAACGCTTCGTTAAGAGCTGTGGTTGCATCTGTAGGAAGAGCAGTGCCAAGTGGCGCACGATAGACACCACCAAGTGAAGTTCTTACTCCTGTTGTTACGTTAGTTGCGTCCATTTCTTACTCCTTATGTGTGATTTCATATACCGCCTGATAGCGATACTGCTTGGCGGTAGTATTTGTGTAGTTATAATCTGATACGCAAACAGAGGCCGACACACCTGTAAGCGTATCAGCCTCGTTCATTGCTGTTTTGACTTGTTCGTTCAGCTTTGCTGCATCTGCGAGACTCGCTGCATAGGACTGAATCGCAAATGTCGATGTCACTATGAGATTGCTGCGTCTCGAGCCTGTTTTCTCCAACAGCACATACTCTTTAGGCGGCTTTGACGGTCTCTCCATGTAGGCGCTGAAGCCTTCATCAAGTAAATAATTAAGTACTACTGTTTCAATCATTTCTATCTCCCTAACTTAAGTAATGTGTTGTTGTTCAGGTTGTCTTGTTCAGCTTCGTCCGTGACAGACACAACGATAACTCTTGTGCCCATCATCTTCGCTTCATAGCCGACACCTGCGACCTGCGCCATTCCCTGCGCACAGGACATACAGGCGTCCGCTATCTCCTGCGATTTCAGAAGCTGGCCAACTGTGTCTCTGTTAAGCTCGAAGCCAGACTTACTCATAGCGGTCCACCGTCACTTTTTTGTTCCAATCCAGCGGGATGTCACACTCTATCCCTTCAAGAGGGATGCCGAACGTCTTCCAATCCTTACCGAAGAACGATACTCTTACATCTTCCCAGTCGTGTTCATCACCTTTGGGAATTGCAAGGGTATAGATAGCTTTCTTCCCATAAAGATTGTGTGAGTCAAGTGTCTCCTGCGCTGATGCAGGTGCGACGAGTACGTTGTGGATAACTACCGGCACTTCCTCGTACTGTTCGTTATTGAACTCGTCTACACCTGTCGGCGTCTTCTCGTATAGGATGACATCTATTCCTTTGATCATGGCCATAAGTCTACCACCCCTGCTCTCTGTCTTCTGAGCCCGAGTCTTGCCAGCTCGCTCTTCTTAATAAAGAGCCCACCACCAGGCACGAGATATGTGCCTGATACCGAGTATCCTAATGCGGATTCGGATGATTGTGTCATTGGTTCGGAGTCGGTAGAAGTCATTAGCGTCCTGGCTACCACGTCAACTGTGACTGACTTCGCCACAGACGCAAGCGTCTCGTCTTCGGCTATCATCGCATCAAGGTCCTTGCCGACCTTTGAGGCTTCACTTCTCAGCGAGTCCGAGACAACAGGGAGCAAGGCTTCCGCTCGCTCCGTCTCAGATGTGCTCAGAGGCCTCCACAAAGCTGATATATCGCTGATGGTTGCGAAGTCTGCCATTGAGGCCACCTCCTAATTAAGCGTTGTGATATACAACTGATGTCGCCTGTGTGATCTTGTAACCAAAGGCGATCCTGCCCTGTACAGCAGAGCATCCGATGTGTGCTCCATCAGCAAGGTCATTGACAGCAACAGGTGTGCTCCATGCTTCCGCGAAGTGGCAGAAGTCACCGTTTCCTACTACGTAGTCGACTGTCTTCAGAGAAGATCCTGAGCCTGTTGTCAGTCCGTTCAGATTGATCGCTTCATATACAGGGATTCCTGCAAGCTTGCCCATGTATCCAGCACCAAGCTCTTCAACGTTAGCTGCAGCGCCAACGAACTCTGGACTCTGGATCAGCTTTGCATATGTATCCGATGTTACAGCGATCCAAAGCTTCTTAGGATCTACTTTCGCTTTCTTTACAGTAGCGATGTCTGTGACCATCTTCTCGTATACATTGCTCTTTGTAAGAGCTGTTGTGTCTGATGAAGCTGTGCCGTGAGCAATAAGGTCAGCTGCAAGTGCAGCGTCAATAACGTTTGCAAGAGCATATCCTGCAGAATCAAGTCTCTCTGCTACCAGACCGTCTGGAACTGCTGCGGCCATGAATCCGTCGATGAGCTCGTTTACTGCATAGTCATTGTCGCAGACCATTGTCTGATAAGTTGTAGCCGGGTTGCTGATAGCAAGTCCCGTAGCTGTTACGTAAGCACCAGCTGTAGCTTCTGTTCTTACAGGGATCTTTACTGCGCCAGCAGCTGCAGATCCATCGTGTCTCTGGTTGAAAATGTTCGCGAATACTGAGTTAGCTCTAAGCTTCGCGTCAACGATCTTGGAATAGCTTTCCTGTTTGTTGTTATCCTGCATAATAAATCTCCTTTATAATTTGATATTAGGGTTAAGTTTTTTGAACGCCGCAGTTACACCGTCTTCTGCAGGTGGCTGTTCAGGGTTGTATTCAGGAGCTGTCTTAGTACCCACAATACCTTTGAGCGATTCAGCGCTTTTCCTTATTGATTCTTCATCTTCGCCCTGCAGGAACTGTTCCGCTCCGTATGCAAGCCCTACCTCTCTTGCTATCCGGATTTTTACCGAGTCCGTCTCGTACTTAGCAATAGTGCCATCCTTTTCCGACAGCTGTGTCTCAAGTGCAGCCTTCTCATCTGTCAGCTTTTTAAGCTGGTCATTCAAGTTGCCGAGTTCTTTGTTCAGGTCTTCAGTCTTCTTTGCAAAGTCTTCTGGTGAGATGAAGTTCTGGAACTCCTTTCTCCCTATTTCTTTGCCTTCAAGCCTCGCCTGACCAACAAGATTGTTCACTTCTTCCTGAGTGAATGTTTTTTCCTCTGCCATATTGTTTCCTCCCACTCTTTACCGTTGTAGTCACGTAGTTTTAATTTATCTATTAAAAAGACGAGCTCATGCCCGCCTCCTTAATAACTTATTCTTTGTGTTTTTTCTCCCTTACTCTCCGAGCATTGCCATACAGCAAGTATCGCCGAATCAAGAAGCCCTATCTCCATTTGGTCGAACAAAGCCTTGTATCCGAATCCGCCATTACTGCCTATCGCCCTCTTCTGACAGTTCGTAGCGACCTGCGTGAGTGACGGCTGGTCCATGTGACAAATACCCTGCTCATACAGTAGCTGTTCGAACCTTGCATTAGCCACTATGACTTCCTTGACTGTTGGCAGGATGATACCTCTTATGTGTTCATCCTCAAGGTCTCGCTTCAGCACATTCTGCGCCCCGGAGCCATCTATTACGATGGACTTCGGAGTCATGTCTTTCATCAGCTTCACTATCCAAGTCGTGCCATTTCGGATAGGCTGACAATCGATCGCTTCGAAGAACACCTTGCCGTCATCCGTTTTACTTGCCACGGATACAGACACATTAGTCTTGCTGTATTTGACACCTACATACAACCTGCTCGATATCTTCGGTACATTAGAGCATTTGATCTCGCTCCATTCTGTTGCCGATATGTCTGACTGAAGGTTGTGCTTCGACCAGTAGCCAAGTCTTTGTATGTTGAAGTCGAGTTCATCACTCTTATCTTCGGCTCGTATCTTTCGCTCGTTCAGCTGAAACCCCATCGCAGGGTTGCACTCATACCACAGGTCTACATTGTTGCAGTCCGATATGTTCTCTGTAGACCATTCTGCCCAGCCCGTGTCTTCCGTCTTGCCGTTCAGACAGTCTGTCCTAAGCTTCGGGAATATCGTTCCGGGTGATAGGAGTGTCGGCGGCGTCCCACACAGAATTATCTGTGGGTTCGGGCTGTCAGACACAACATACTGGAGCGAACTCTGCTGATCATCCGTGTACTCTTGAGCCTCGTCTACTATCAGCGTGTCAAAACCTTCACCGAGTCCGCCTTTCGCTGTTCTCGTTCTGTAGTCTATCGAACCTCCTGTATCAAGAAGCCTTATTCGCTCAAGACCGAACTGCTTCGAGTATGTGTATGACTTCGTATACTCTTCATCACGGCTCACTCTTTGTATCTCGCTGTACCCCATATCTCTAAGAAGAGTCGCAAGCCTGAGTGATGCGGATGAAGATGTAGTAGTCCTGTGCGCTGTGTGTAGACATTTACGACCGGCGAACAGATCCTGTAGCTCGACTATCGTTATGATCTCACCCTTGCCGTTCCTCCTCGGCACTTCATAGCCGAATTTGGTATGCACGAACAACCCTTCGTCATTGACTGCACGTATGTCATATACGAGCGCCTCCTGCCACGGCTGCGGTTCTCTTCCGCTTTGCTTATACAGGTCTATGGCGTCTTCGCCAAGTGTTTCCGTGTAAGGAAGAACAACGGAACTTGTGGGAGTCTGGCGCCCGTACCTGACGTCCACACTCTCACCTCCGTATTACTTCTTCATTTTTCGCGCCATAGCTTTGATACGCTTATCAAGCGTCTCTGCCTTCGTGTTCCATAGCACACCGTTGACATCCACCTCGCCTTTTGCAAGTGCCGTTATCTGGCCTTTAGCTTCTCTGCTTGGATAATACTCAACAGTGCACCTACAACCTTCATGCCTGGCGAAGACATCAGGCGGTCTCTCGTTGTACTTGTACGTTCCGGCAAGTTCTGCGCACCAGTCTGTGTGCCTCGTATCGTGGCTCGGATAACTCCCCGACCATGTACGGACTATCACAGGCCCTAAACCAGCTTTAGCTTGGAAGTCCATGTTGTAGTCCGCTATATCGTCCACCATACTCATAGTGAATGATGGCACAGCGTTCATGATTTCCGAACTCACCGCTTCCGGCTCAAGTTTAGCTATCTTCCCTGCAAGCTCAGCAACTTTTGCTTTGGGATACTTCGTATGAAGTGGCTTTATACCGATCTTCGCCGCTGCGTTAATATTGCTTTGCGCTTGATCTGCCGCTTCGCTTAAGACCTTGTGCGCTGCCCTCATAAACTCGTCAAGCTTTTCTGCAGAATATGTGGCGCTAAGTTCTTTCGCCGCCTTCTCCCCTACAAGCTCAGCAAGTTTATCGACCTGCTTGTAAGTACCGTAGCCAGCGTTAAGCTCGTTTATCAAGTCTACCGCTTTATCTTGGCCTACTACGTCAACTAAAACTTCGATTGCATCTTGCATAAACACCTCCCTGATTTAACCGCATCAGTAGCGTAGTGGTATCTATACGCCCATCAGATCTCTTAACTTCTCTTCGTCAAAATAATCTGGGAACGACTGCTGAAGTTTAATGGCTGCATCGCCTATCCCTGACATCGCTGCAGAATCCGGTTCGAATACCGGCTCCCACTTAGGTACTGTCAGATAGAATTGATTTCTCTTATACGTTGTGTTGTCTCTCAAACATGCAGCAAGATATCCTGCATTGAGGAAACCTGAGCCGAACGATCTCTGTGCAGCTCTGGCTTTCAGCCTCAGGTTCTCGTGCGCTGCCTTTATTGCTTCCGAACTCGCAGGGTTACCTGATGCGAAACCGAGGTCGTCCAGCGTGAGCCCTGTCTCACCGGCGAACAGTCCGGCAAACATTTTAAGCTGCTCTATATGTGGTGTCGCTGACTGCTGTTGGAACTGTCCTACTGTCGGCTTGTCTCCATCTTCATCCTTCGTGATTTCGATCATGGCACTCATTGCCGCAGTCCACGGTTCTATAGACTCCTTATCGGGGTCAGTGCCAAGAATATACTTCTGCGGGACCGAATAAAACTCTGCCGATATCTCGGACCTCTTGACCGTCCTCATTGCAGAGTCGACTATGCTCATACATGCCCTGCTGATGTTAGACCTTCCGAATGGTCTCGCTGCATCCGGCCTGTTGATGATAGGCACCAGCAAAGGATAAGGCGCTGTGTTAGGGATAATTTCTTCCCTGCCTTCTTGAGGATATATATACTGCGTCGCTCCTGGGATGAAGTACGCTTCTGTTATTGCTACTCCATTATCATCCCTGTCGAGAACTGCATACCCTTCCTTCAGCATCCCTGTGATCGGATCTATCACTCCTGTGGCGTTACCACCATCTATCACTTGCATGCGTGGATATCCGTCTTCATCAGAACTGATGTAGATAAAGTCACACGAACTTATAAGCGCACCAAGAATAGCACTATCCATCAGAATGTCAGGGTTGTTCATCTTGTAGATTTCGTTAAGATTAAAATTGTCCTCTGCGAACTCTCTGAACACCAGCCTGTCCGCCAGCGAGTCGACCGCCTTTGAACACCACCCGAGACAATTCATCCAAAACCTTAGCTTCGGAGGCGTGCTGATCTGGAAGTCATCAGCCAAATGCTTCATGTCATAATACTGGTATCTCTTCCAGATCCTCGGTATCTTGTTATTCAGCTTGCTTTTTAAATAATTAACTCCATAAGCCATGTTATGTTCTCCTGTATATGGTATCCGCGAGATAAATGCCCAATGACGGCGTGTATGCCGCAAACGTGGCACCAACGGTAGGGACGCCCCCCTATTCACGTTCTGTCAGCCCTCGCCCCTATTGTTGAAGAGGCTTTAATGGTTTATGCGCCCAATCAAATGTCGCAGGCAGCACTCTATTGGATACCACTTTATTCTCAACAATATTATTTTTAATTTCCAGCTTGTCAGACTTCTGTCTGTTACAGCATCTATGCGCAAGCTGGAGGTTGTTGATGTCGCATGGATGTCCTCCCTTGCTGACAGGAACGATATGATCAATCGTTGGTGACAGAGGGTGAGGATACTTCAAGCTAAAGTCTACAGGTTTGCCACAGATACCACAGACAGTCTGGGTCTTCATGATGAGGGCCCGGGCCTTTTCATATGCCCCCCGGTTTCCTGGGAGGCGGTCTGTTCTAATTTCTCTCATATCTCCCCTCCCCAACAAAAAACCCCAGGCACATACCCGAGGTCTTTTGCGGTTTCTGTTTTAAAAGGAAATTAAATGATTGGAAGCTAACCTGCCTTTGTTTGTCTTCTTCCAAGTATAATTAAATCATAAGTAGTATGTGCACTTCAATGAACAGTTTACTGGACTCCGTTCTCCTCACGTTCCTGCTTCATGTCCTGTTCTTCGTACATGTCCTCTACCATACACTCTTCTTCCCATCTGTCAGCCTCGCTTGCCGCCTTGCATAACGCTATGATAGTTAGTATTGCCGTTGCCAAAAACCCACCTATCAACATGAATACTAAGTTCTTAATCATTACTC